AGCTGTTTGCGCTAACAGACTTTTAACATCTGTTTTAATTTCTTTAATGTCATCATAAAGAATTATTGCTAAAAAACTCATAATTGACGGAAATAACCATGTCTTAACTGTACTAAGAATAGATTTTTCATTAGGTGTTATCATCTATAAATATATTTGCAGAATTAAATAAATAAAGGAATATACTATTAATATACAAAATAATCATCACAAATAAGACTATGTAATACAATTTTTTAATCCAAAAAAGAAGAACTATTAAAAATATTTAAAATAACCTACCAAATGTTAAAATATATAAAAATAAAATGAATAAACTACTATCCCTTAATGAATTAGAATTAATTATAAACATGCATATTCCTGATGAAATATTTGATAAATACAGCAATATTAGGGTAAAATGCAGAAAAAGAGAATTGATAGATCTTAGATTTATATTTTTTCATATTGCTAAAAAATCAGGTTATACATCTATAACAATTGGTAAGTATTTTAAAAAAGACCACTCTACAATACTAAACGGATGGAAAAAGTTTGACAGATATATAAATACAGATGAAGAATTTACTAATAAATATAAAGTTATTATATCATATATAAATAAATATTACGAGAATGGAATTAGAGTATTATACGAACCTATTAAAAAACCAGTTGACTCCAAATCAACATTACATCCTCTTCTGTTGTAAGAATAATATAAAAATAGGAATATTATATAACACCAAACATGAAGTGTTATTATTACAAAAATCAGGATTTTTAAATGAAAGTTTTAAAATTACAGACAAAGCTGAAGTTGCTCTTGATAATCTTAGCACAATATTTAGGAAAAAAAAATCTACGGCATTAGAAAGTTTAATGGGACCTGATTTTCTTACATATATAGCTGAATTTAGAGAATATTTTCCTAAAAACAAAAAAGCATCTCCATCAGAAATTAAAGCTAAATTTTCAAAACTATTTTTAGAAAACCCTGGACTTAATTGGAATAAACTAATAAACGCAACAGCTTTGTATTTCTCAGAGACAAGAGAAGAAAGATTTATATATAAAGCTTCAAACTTTATTATGGTGCAAAGAAGTGGTATTAATAGTTACCCCATATTAGAATATTATGAGAGAATAGAAAATGGTGAAAATCCATCTGACAGAACAGACGTAAATATGTATAAAATATATTAATATGAATGGACAAGAACAAATAATAAAAAAATGGAGACATGTATCAGATATAAGAGCAGAGACTCTTAATTATATCAAGAAAAGAAGAGCTGGTGTTATACGTTCTGTAAGAACACCGTGGTCTAAATTAAATAATGTTTTAATGGATGGTCTTGAGTGGGGTAGTATCTACATTATTGGTGGTAGACCGGGTACGGGTAAAACAAGTGTAGTGAGTCAAATCACTAATATGGCACATTTTAATAATCCTGGACAAGAATTTGCTGTTTTAAATTTTCAGTTTGAAATGGGTGATAGAGTAATTGGTGCAAGAGAATTAACTAAACCTCTAAGCATGGATATGAAAAAGATATTCAGTGCTCATCCTACTGATAAACTTTCTCCCACTGAAATACAAGACATAGAAAACTATTACAATAAGAAATGTAATGATGAGATATACTATATTACAGACCCTCTTACAGCTAAAGAATTTTCAAGAGAAGTTTTAAGATTTTATGCTGCTGTACAAAAACCTATTATTGTGACTTTAGATCATTCTATTCTTGTCAAAAAAAGTATAGATGAAGTAAGTCAAATAGAAGCATTGTATAATCTTTCTAGTGAAATGGTAGGTCTTAAGAAAAAAATACCAGATAGTATGTTTATTGTTCTTTCTCAAATGAATAGAACAATAGAAGATCACACTAGAAGACAATCTGGTACTGTAGGTAATTATCCAACATCTTCTGATTTGTTTGGAGCAGATGCATTAATGCAAAATGCAGATGCTGTAATTCTAATAAACAGACCAGATTTAATGGGTATATCCGAATATGGTCCTGAAAAAATTAAAGTTGAAGACGGTATGGTGGTATTTCATCTTATTAAGAATAGGTTTGGTGAACAATGTATGTTGTTCTTTAAACAAGAACTTAAATATTTTGAAGTGCAAGAAGCACCAACACCAAACACAAATAAAATAATGTTTAAAAAAATACCATAATGAGCTTATCAACAAAAACAGTTATTACTTCAGATGATAGGAAGATAGTAAATGAACAAATTAAAAAATATCATCAACCTGCATTTGATATGTTAGGGGAAATAAATCCACTTTTTCAACCACGTACAATGTTTACTTGGAACAATGAGATTCATGTTTCTTTATACAAAAAAGAACTTACAGCTCCCGTTTTTTATATGGAGCTTATAAATGATGATATGTCTCCTAAGGATTCTGAAAGAACTCTTTATAAGTTTAGAGGAAATGTAGAATGCATTAACGAATATTTTAGCAAATCTTACACGGGTCAGTTTGGAGAATACAGTAAATATTTTGTACCTTTGGAAGATTTTGAAAAAGTAGATTTAAATAAAGTTTTAAAACCAAATGTAACACAAGCTCTTCCTTTTGACGAAGAGATTTATAAAACAGAAGATGAATTGGAAGATGCATTAATGTCTAAGCTTACCATTAGAGATCATGCAGCTATTCAATGGAAGTTACCAGTTTCACAAAAAAAATGGTTAAATAAATTAATTCAAGAAATAAATAAAAAATAGATGGCACAAGGAATATTAATTGTAGGAGAGTCTGGATCTGGCAAAACTACAAGCATCGAACTATTAGATCCAAAAGAAACATTTATTATTAACGTTTCATGTAAACCTTTATCTTTTAAAGGATGGAGAAAAAATTATATTGAATGGACAAAAGACAATCCTACAGGTAATCTTTTCAAATCACCAGATCCTAAATCTATTGAGGCATGTATGAAATATGTGTCAGAAAAAAGACCTGAAATTAAAAATCTAATCGTTGATGATTTTCAATACATTTCTTCTTTCGAATTTTTTGATAGAGCAGAAGAAAAAGGTTTTGAAAAATTTACTCAAATTGGTGCAACATTAGCAAGAATTTCAAGACTTCCTATGACTTTAAGAGATAACTTAATGGTTTTCTTTCTTACTCATGTTGAAGAAGGCACTGATATTGAAAACAGAAAAAGATATAAAGCTAAAACAATAGGACGACTTGTAGATGAAAAACTTACATTAGAAGGATTATTTACAATTGTACTATTTTGTAAAGCAAAAAAAGACAAAGATGGTAAGATCAGTTATATATTTGAAACACAAAATTCAGGTGATAATACATGTAAATCACCAAAGGATATGTTTTCATCTTCTATAATTCCTAATGACTTACAATTAGTAATAAAAACAATTCACGAATACGAAAATTAAACATTAACAATTAAATTTTAAAAAAATGGCTTTAAGCACAAAAAACATCAAAATTTCGGAAGGAAGACTTTCCAAAACTATTAACCCTGGAAACATTAAGGGTAAAATTTATGACATTTCTTTGAAACCTGGATATAATCAAGGAAGTTATTATCTTATATTATCTATTGAAACAGAACCTATTGAAAACTTTGAAGGTTTCTTTATTAACTCTCAAGATGAATCTCAAGGAAAACATAAAGGTCAAGTAGGTAGAATAAGATATTCTCAATATGCTTTTGAAACTAAAACACTTCCTTCTGGTATTAAAGTTGATAGAGATGAGAATATTTTAAAAGCTATTTTGACATTAGCAAAAGCACAAGGTATTAGTGATACTATCAACGAAGTAGAAGGTGATACTATTGAAGAATTTGTAATTAATGCAAAACCTGTAATTTGTAATGATATTTATTTGAATTGGTGTATTGCTGGTAAAGAATATAGCAATAAAGATGGATATACTGCTTATGACTGTTTTATTCCAAAAGTAACAAATAAGAAATTTGGATTTGCAATGGATGATAATGCTGTAATTACTTTTAATGAAGCTGAACACATTATAAAAGAAAAAAAGAAGCAATCTGAAAATGTTTCTGATTTTGAACCACAGACAAAGAGTAGCGACTTTGATATGTTTTAATTGTTAATTGTTTGTAAATAAAAGGGGGAGTAACATCCCCCTTTTATTTTTATTTTAATTTTAAACCATGCTAACAACCAAAAATATAATAATAGATTATAAAGACGTACCAACTACATGGATATTTGAGCATTATTGCAACCTTAATCAGAAATTAAATGGTCAGGATGTTAAAATAAAAAGTATGTTTAATAATGCTGATAAGATCCCAAGCATGTGTATTTATTATGATAAAATAAAAAGCGTATACAAATTTAAAGATTTTTCTAGTGGTAAATCTGGTGAAGGTGCCAATCTACTTATGTATCTGTATAATCTAACATTTAGTGAAGCTGCTTTTAAACTTATTAACGATTATAAAGAATACATTAAGAATAATCATAAATCAGATGTAAAAATTAATGAATATGCTAAGTTTAAAGTAACAGACTTTATTATAAAAACATGGAATATATTAGATAGAGACTTTTGGGTAAAATATAATATTGGAACTACTATTCTAAATAAATATAATGTTAAACCTCTTAGTAAATACACTATGAGTAAAGAAGAAGATGGTAGGACAGAAAGCATTACTATATCTGGTGATTATTTATATGGATATTTTAAAAATGATGGTACACTCTATAAAATTTATCAACCAAAAAATAAAAAAAAGAAGTTTATAAAAGTAAAATCTTATATACAAGGTCTTGAGCAATGTGAAAATCATTCTTATTTGCTTATAACTAGTAGTCTTAAAGATATTATGTCTATCAAAAGTCTCGGTGTTAAAATAGATTGTATAGCTGCTGATAGTGAAAACACATTTATTCCTAAATCGGAAATAGTTAAACTTATGGAATCTTATAAGTCTATATCTGTATGTTTTGATAATGATTTACCAGGTATTACATCTATGCAGAAATATAAAGAACTTTATGGGTTTAATGTATTTTATTTACCACTCAGTAAAGATATAAGTGATAGTATTAAAGATTATGGAGTTAAGAAAGTTTTATATACTTTTGTTCCTCTAATAAATAAATCATTTGAAAATGGCAAAAGCTAGAAAATCTAAAGTTGTAAAAACAAGAAAAAATGCTGTACCTAAAACTAGAAATTCTGGTACAATGACAGAAGCAGCATTTTGGTCATTTATAAGATCAGCATTAAGACAGAAGTCAAGATGGTGGAAACCAGTTTCAGAATGTAAACAAAATGCTAGAAGAATATA